GAGAATTAATTATGGAAGACAATGAAATTAATCCGATCAAAGTAATGATTGATGATATCGCTAATAAGAATTATACTAGTGCATCAAACACCTTTTTTGATCGGTTAAATGATAAATTAAAAGATACTTTGGAAGCAAAGAAGATTGGTATTGCTTCTAGCCTATTCGGAAATAACGAAGAAGCAGAAGTAGTAGAAGATCTAGAGGGATATCTGGAAGATGAAGACGTTTAACCAGTTTAAAAGTTTATTATCTGAATCCCCAAAAGGGATGAAGATTTCGGGTATTCCTGTTGAGATTAAAAAAGTCGGTAAAAAGTTTACAGCTATTATAGATGGAGACGTTTTAGATTCTTATTCTTCTGAGGAAGAAGCAGCGAAAGTGGCAAAAGAATTTATAAAACAGTACAAAGGAAAATAAGATGAAGCTTATTGCAGAATATCTTGACCACGAGATTCATTTGATTAAAGAAGCCTCTGAATCAGGGGAAAAGAATTATGTGATCGAAGGTATCTTCGCTCAAGCTGAATCGAAGAATAGAAACGGCAGAATTTATCCAAAACAAATTATGGAAAAAGCCGTTAGTAAATTTGTTACAGAACAGGTTAAAACTAAGAGAGCAGTTGGTGAATTAAACCACCCAGAAGGTCCCACTGTTAACTTAGATAAAGTATCCCACCGCATTACCGAAATGAATTGGAATGGTAATGACGTTGTGGGTAAAGCGCTTATATTAAACACTCCAATGGGCAACATTGTAAAAGGTCTCCTAGATGGAGGGTGTCAACTAGGCGTTTCAACTCGTGGTATGGGAAGTCTTGAGAATCGTAATGGAACTATGTATGTTAAGGATGATTTCATGCTTAGCACAGTAGACATCGTTCAAGATCCATCCGCTCCAGCAGCTTTCGTTAACGGAATCATGGAGGGGAGAGAATGGGTCTGGGATAATGGAATGATTAAACCTCAAGACATTGAACAAATAGAGACAGAAATTAAAAAAGCTCCGATAAAAGATCTTCACGAAGTGCAGGTCCGTGTTTTTAAGAATTTCCTCTCGTTACTTAAATAAAAGGGAGTCAAACATGACTGATCAATATGTAGAACAGGATGTCGAGCTCGATGATGACGAGAATGAAGTCCTCGAAGCTCACGATCCAAAAAATGCAGAGCAACAATCTGTTGATTCTGTAGATAAAGCAGCTGATGCTGTTAAGGGTAGAGCACCAGCTCGTAAGGGCGATGTGCTTAAAAGCGAACCAATGCCAAAGACAAAGTCTGGCATGATTAACGCTATGTACAACAAAATGTCCAAAATGAAGAAAGAAGACCTATCTTCTACCTTTAAAGGTATGATGGGTGAAGAATTCGACAATGAAGACGAAATTGTACTAGAATCCTCTGAGTATAAAGAAGATCTAGAAGCTCTTATCAGAAATGATAAAAACCTTTCCGAAGACTTTAAAGTAAAGGCAGCAACAATTTTTGAAGCTGCAGTATCTTCAAAAGTAGCGGAAAAGGAAGCTGAACTCAATGAGCAAGTAGCTCAGAGAATTCAAGAGCTTGAAGAAGAGTATGTTCAAGAAATTGAATCTGGCCTCAATGAAGCAAAGGAAGCACTAGTCGATAAAATCGATAGCTACCTTAACTACGTAGTTGAATCTTGGATGGAAGAGAATAAGCTCGCAATCGAGCAAGGTCTCAGAACCGAAATTGCTGAAAACTTCATGAATAACCTTAAGAATCTATTCGTAGAATCTTATGTTGAAGTTCCAGAATCCAAGGTAGATCTAGTTGATGACCTTGTTGAGCAGCTTCAGGAAGCTGAAAACAAGCTCGACAGAATGATCGAAGTCAACATTGAACTAAATGAAAATGTTGAATCACTTAAAAGAGTAAGCATCATTGCCGAAGCTTCTCGTGATCTTGCTTCAACGCAAGCATCGAAACTTTCCAAACTTGCGGAAGGTATCGAATTTGTAGACGAAAATGATTTCGTTGAAAAGGTTGAAACTATTAGAGAATCATACTTCTCTTCTACATCAACCGTAAGTCAAAGAACTCTTACAGAAGATCTTGAAGAAGAAAAAGAAGAAATTCAAGGCACTTCTGATACTATGAATCGTTATCTTTCAGCACTAAGAACCGCTAACTAAGGAGAAAAACTAAATGTCTAACTTTAAAAGTCTCATGGAGAAATGGGCACCAGTCCTCAACGAGGATACTGCCGGAAAGATCTCCGACCAGTATAGAAGAGCAGTTACCGCTGTTGTTCTAGAAAACCAGGAAAAAGCACTTGCAGAACAGCGTTCTCAAATGACAGGCTTCCTAACCGAAGCTGCTCCAGGTAACGCAACAGGTTCAGTCTCTAACTGGGACCCGATCCTTATCTCACTCGTACGTCGTGCGATGCCAAACATGATGGCATATGACGTCTGTGGTGTTCAGCCAATGACGGGCCCAACCGGACTTATCTTCGCAATGAAGAGCCGTTACGGTGCAGGCGCGACTACTAGCCCAGAAGCACTTTTCGCTGAAGCAAATACAGCTTTTGCTGGCGAAGGTACTCAAGGTGCTGGTTCTTCAGGTCTAGAAGGTCTTACCGATTCTAATGCAGATTCTTCACTCGACAACGATCGTGTGGGTCCTTCTACTGGTACAGGTATGGCTACTACTACAGCAGAAGCACTTGGTTCTGGTGGTGGTTCTTCAGATTTTGCAGAGATGGGTTTCACCATTGAGCGTTCATCTGTAACCGCAAAGACCAAAGCGCTAAAAGCTGAATACAGCTTAGAGCTAGCTCAGGATCTTAAGGCTATTCACGGTCTTGATGCTGAGAGTGAACTTGCAAATATTCTCTCCACAGAGATTCTTGCAGAAATCAACCGCGAAGTTATTCGTACGATTAACTCCCAGGCGAAAACAGGCGCTGTTACTGCAAATACTGCAATCAAAGGTATCTTTGATCTACGTACTGATGCAGACGGTCGTTGGAGCGTTGAAAAGTTCAAGGGTCTAATCGTTCAGCTAGAGCGTGAAGCTAACCAGATCGCAAAAGAAACTCGTAGAGGTCGTGGTAACTTCATCATTACTTCTTCTGATGTAGCTTCTGCACTTTCTGCAACAGGTATGCTTGATTACGCGCCGGCACTTGCAACCAACCTAAATGTAGATGACACCGGTAACACCTTCGCAGGCGTTCTAAACGGTCGTACACGCG